TGCACCACCCCCTGTTAGATTTGATTTGAATTCTGAGATTCCGAAAGCCATTCATTTATCTATTTCTATGATTAGTTTGATGACCATGTATCAAAGCACCATTCTACTGAATACTCTTCTATACCGTCAGTTTCCCACGAAAGAGCAATCTCCCCAAGATTTGTAGGCCAAATATTATTAATGGTGTAACTTTGACCATCTTCACCGTCTTTGTTTACCTGAGTGACGGTAGCTTGTCCCTCGAAATATGCTCCATCTACAGTTGCATAAGGACCATAATCCGTATTTCTTTCGCCGTCTAATTGACCAGAAATTGTTCTCATCCATTCCATGATCTTATTTCTCATAGAAAAGTCATCATCATTAATTATAGTAGTCGTCCAGTTATCAAAAGTTCTAAATCCAGCATATTTAATTGGTCTTCCAACATAGTTTACAGGAAGAGCAGCAATAGTTGAGCCTGGAATCTGTGCAGATTTAACTAGTATAGCTTCGTTGTTTTTGAAAGATAAAGACCCATCAATCGAATTATCTATTTTTACTTTAAATAAATTAGGTCTTGCGCCCCCGCCGTTTGAAGCAATGTTAGATTTAAATTGTGAAACTGCAAATGCCATATTTTTCCTTTTAAATTATTCTTGGTCGCCCAAGTCTGTGGAAGTAAGTTGAGCAGTTGTAGTGTAATAGTTATATTCCCAAGTAACATTAAATTCTTCCATTGCACCTGTTGTGTCATAACTTAACTCCATTGCATCAACAGCACTTGGCCAACAATCTTGAAAATTAAAGTCTATTGCTACACTACCATCTTTTGTATATTGTCTTATTATAATCGTAGTATACCAATCAGCCGGAACCACACTCCCCGCTAAATTGTTTTCGCTTCCGTTAATATACTCTGCCCATTTCTCCATCGCGATTCTTATTCCATAATCTTCTGGATTAATGAACGTGGTGGATAAAGTTCCAAACGTCATTTCGCCAGGGATTTTAACTGTTCGACCAAAGTATTGCTTTTCTATTGGTGTAATAGTTAAGCCAGGAATTGAAGTAGTAGTACATTGATACTGAGATTTCCGTAGTGCCTCCAACCCTTCAGGTCCAGACGGAGAGTATATTTGAACGTCAAATAAACTAGGTCTAGCGCCCCCTAATGAGAGCGCCGACTTAAAATCTGAAATTTTTCCTATTGCCATTTAATTTCTCCTAATCTTGTTGTAATTATTTATATCAAAAATATTAAACAGCACCAACGACTTCAGAGAATTCTACACCACTTCTAACAGCAACAAAGTTGAGTTGGATGAAGTTGATAGCACGTGAAGGTTTGATAAAAATGTCTCCTCTAAACGAATTAGAATCTACAACTTGAGCAGTATTGTTAGAAGCATCACACACGACTCTAAAGTCCTGTATTCCACCTCTACCTTGAATGTCTCTCAAGAAAGGTTCTACCATTGCAACAAACTGTGAACGTGTGAACTCATCGTTGAATTCAAACATCTGAAACTTAGCAGCATTTGAAATTGCTTTTTCCAGAAGAATGAATAATCGTCTTACGTTGATTCTATCAAACGCAGATGGTTTAGTTAATTGTGTCTTATCTCCAAAAAGGAGTGTTCCTTCGCCTGGAAATGAAACAACAGGATTGACTTGTGCTTGGTACAACTTATCACGTTCCGCTTTCTTAGGATTGTAAGGAAGTTTTACCACACCTTTAATCTGACCTCTGGTAAAACCAGCTGGGGAAAAGAAAGGATCACGAACTTGATCTGTTCTAGCACAAGTTCCAGCTGTATCACCATTCAATGGAACATATCTGAATTTATCAGCGTGTTTGTCAAACTGATACTTATATCCAGAATCCATAACAGCGTAAGAGGAATTCTTATTGACAGTATCCCTAAAATCAATTACGTTATCTGTAGCAGTTGAAGAATCTGTTACACCAACAACATCTGCTTTTTCTGGTGAAAAGAAAGCAACACAATCTTTTCTTGCATCAGCAATATTATCAATAACGTGTCTTATGACTGTTGAACTGTGATTACCACACAACACAAGTGAAATATCCACATCTTCAGCAGATGCCATTAGGTCATATGCACGAATAATATCAGCACCTGACGGACCTGTTCCGTCTGTTCCACCATTAAAACTAAGTGACAATGGAAATGATGCATTTTCAAATGTATCTTGTGTTTGAGCACCCGATGCATCAGCGGTTGCACCCCAAGCACGGAATGTTGCAGTTCCGTCAGTAACTAATGTTCCGTTACCAGCGGTATCGTTACCGGCTACTGCAGATGAAGTTGTTCCGTGAGCACCCATTGTTGGATGGTCTAACCACCACACATATTTTGAATACTTATTGATGAAATTCTTGTAGAAAATATCTTCACCTTGACCATCTCTTGATGCACTTGCGACTGACAAATTAGCGTGTGCTTCTAAAACTTCTCCTTTTGTTCCTGACCAATCACCATTTTCATCGATAATAGCAACGTGAATTTCATCTTGTGCCATATCTTTGTCATCAGCAAAAGTGGAAGTCGTTGGTGCTCCTGTAGAAAATGCACCTTTGTATTCCCATTCTCTTGCGATAGCAGCGGTAGCATTAGTACCGTTGAATTTCGTAGAAGTTCCTATAACCGTATTTGATGTGATAGTATTAACTCTGTGTGATTCTCCACCAATTACTATTGTATCACCAACAACAAACTGTTTGTCGAACATTGTTCCTGTTCCAGTTACAACAGTTGAATCAGCAGTAGTTACAGCTGTTCCCTTTATAAAAGTAGAAGTTGTCGAAAACGCAGAACGTTTCTGTATTGTAAATGCTTTGGCCGTCGCATCAGCTGTATCGGATGAACTTGTTGCAAATACTGATGCGGTATTCAAATCAGTAATTCCAGCTACTATATGGTATCCTACCTCGTCAGTAATTTTGATAGCATCTCCAACTCTTAATTCATCTAAAAATAAAGAACTTGCGGTTCCTTCTAATACACCAGTTGAAGCAGTCCAAGTTACTGTGCTTGTTCCTGTAACAGAAGGTCTATCAGCAGGACAAATTGACATTTTAAGACTGTTACCTAAAGCACCTGCCCATTTCGCTATAAATGGTCCTAGTGCAGCAAATCCTGAAATACCACCACCAATTGCTCCACTTTGTTCTGGATCAAATGTGTTATAGTAACTTTCAACAGTTGTTGTCTGAACGTTTACATATGTTGCGGTATTTGCAGCTGCATTTTTTGGTGCAGCTGCATTTGATGAAGTTGTGTTAGCAGCACGAACAACGTTCAAAGCACTTGTGTATGCTAAGAAGTTAGCTGCAGTATAGAATGCTTCAAAATTGTTATCGTCTGGTTTTTGAAAAACATCTACCAGATTGTCTTGATCTGTAACCAAAGAAATTTGTTCTATTGGCCCCCAATTGAACCTACCAGCAAAACCACCGACTGAAGTACCAGCGGCTACTACTACATTAGTAAGGTCAATTTCAGATGTGTTTACGCCAGGACTTACTTGAAAGGCCATATCTTCTCTCCGTTAAATTTATTTTTTGAGTTTTTGTTCAAAGTATTTGTTACTCTAACAATATTTATAAATAACTGTGATTTCATTTTTTATATATAGTATACAGTAAATATAAAAAAAACTCGGATGAAGGAGCTGTTTCAGTCAACTCCCACATCCTAAACAGTAACACTCTGTTACGGAGAATGTCATGTCTAATAATATATATCATTACACCTATATCATTACAAATACAAAAAACCAAATGAAATATATTGGTGTACGGAGTTGTAGTTGTCCACCAAAAAATGATGAATATATGGGTTCTTCTAAAGTACTCAATGAAGTAATGGAGATATCACATGAACATTTTACAAAAACTATTATTGATACTTTTTCAACTAGAGCAGAAGCAAATATTAGTGAACATCAACTGCACAAAAAATATAATGTCGCACAAAATCCAGAGTTCTATAATCTTTGTAATGCCCCTATGGGATTTTGGAACAAGGGCATGAAAAAGAACGAAACCCCGGCCGAAAAACGTGAAAAAGCATTAAAACGTTTCAATTCCAAAGTTATTAAAACCAGTAATTGCCACGAATGGAACGCTTCCAAACAAAAACAAGGTTATGGGATGTTCTCTTATGATGGAAAATCCAAACCAGCTCATCGATTTGCTTATCTTCTTCACAAAGGAGACATCGCTGAAAATATGGTGGTTCACCAAACTTGTGAAAATAATAGTTGTGTAAATCCAGACCATCTTGTTTTACAAACTAAAAGTCAAAATAAAAAAAATTACAACTCTACTCATGTCAGTAAAGAGATGGTAGAAAAAAGTAGCGTTAAATTTCTTTATCGTCTTCGTAGTGTTAGACCAGAATTGGAAAAAGAAATTGATGCATTACTGTTGTTACTTGTTACTGAAAAGATGAAAGATGATGATGACTTTGGTTTTGAAGAAATAAAGAAAGAAAATTATCTCTAATAATATTCTCTCTGCCATTCTTGTCCAGCTGGTTGCCACACGTTATCATCGCCAGGGATTGAATGTTCATCTGGATCATGTCCATCTTCAATAAACCCAAAGGGCACCATTTCTTCTTCTATCATTTTCATTTGCTCGGAAAACATTTTTTCTCTTATATCTTGGTCTGTGAGTTCTCTGAAGTACCTCTGTTGAACTAACCAAGAAAAGAGAACACAACACATCACCAAATCATCATGAGTTCCATCGTCTGCTTCCCACGATGTACTTTTTCCAATAAACGTTGTCAACTCACTTATTGTATCAAAATCTTCTATGATTAAATTGTCTCTCTCTATCATGTCTTTGAGAGTTGCACAACCAATTCGTTTTACTTGTTTAGTGGTACGGATTCCCATTGATACATTTTTAGAAAAACCTCCACCAATCTGTTGACCATTTCTACCGTGCATCGTGACCATCATCATATTTTCGTATTCCATATCATGATAAAGTATGTCAGCTACTTGTTGTCCTATGTCGTTTACTTCCACTAAAACAAATGCTTCGTTGTATTTCTGAGCAGCTGTAAAAATAACATTAGGATATAACATTGGTGAAATATCATTTTTTCGGTACTTTGCGACTTGACGGTAAGGTTGTTTCGTTACATCAAACAAAGAAAATGCAGAGTAATCTAATCCCACGCCTCTAGCAACATCACACACCATTACATAAGTATGTCCCAATATCGGTTCTTGGTAAACATCCAATCCACCTTGTTGATAAACTGGTGTTTTGTAAGCTAACGAAAGAAGTTTCTCTGTAGAAATAAGTGTGTTAGAACTACCTAAGAACGAACATTCAAACTCAGACTGAAACTGCCGTTCCGAAGTATTCCGTATCGTTTTCTCTTTCCATTTTTCATCTCTGCCTGGAACTTGTGACCAATGAACTGAAATGGGGGAATAATCATTGTTTTTTTCTTCGGCATCTGTCCACAATTTGTAAAACATATTCATGCCGTTTGGAGTAGATACTATGAATACTTTTGTGGTTTTACCAGAGGAAATCGTAGGATAGACCGAACTGAAAAACTCTTCGGAAATATTGGAAGGCACAAATGCAAACTCATCTAAAAAAATGATGTTGAATGAACCACCCCGAATAGCAGAACCAGAAGTGGAACTTGCAAGAATTTTAGAGCCATTTT